GCCTGACCGACCTGTACGCCTACCGCGTCGCCCTCGACGGCTTCCACGGCGTGGCAACCACCACCGGCCACCTTGTGCGCCAGTACTTGCCGGACTTCACCACGCCTGGCGCTGTCAAGCGTGGCGAGGTCGAACTCGGCCCTGTGGCCGTCGCTCTGAAGTCAACCAAGGCAGCCGCCGTGTTCCGTAACATCAAGGTTCGGTGATTACTTTGCGTATTCAAACACCCGTTGAAGGCTTTACCGGCGAGGTCGTAGGAGTCAGCTTCGTTGACGGCTTCGGCGAAACCGAGGATGAGAACGCCATCGCCTACTTCATCCGCCAGGGCTTCGGCCTGGACGGCTCCGCCCCTGAAGGCACGGAACCCGAGGCCGAGGCCGAACCCGAACCCGAGTACGAACCCGAGGACTAACCCAGACTAGGCGGACTGCCCCGATGCGGAGGGGACCCGAGGCAGTCCGCCGCCCATGGAAGGGAGGCCAGCGTGGCCGATGAACAGCCAAACCTTACCGAGTACACCACTTGGTGCACGCTGGAAGGCCGAAAAGAGCCAACGGCTACCGCCGCCCGGCTCATCAAAAGCGCGGCCAGGCTGGTCGAGTCCTACCTGCGGTGCTGCACGCGCCGAGGCAGCGCGGGCGAAGCTGAAGCGATCCGAGACGCGATCTACATGCAGGTGGCTTTCTGGGAAGAAAACCAGCTCACACCTGGAGCCGAAGCCCTGAAGGCAACCCAGGTGACGCAGGCCTCGCTCATGGGCGCGTCTGTCCATTACGCGGGAGCCGAGCAGGCCGCCCAGGCCCGCTGGGAAGCCTCCCAGGTCCTCTGCTTCGAGTCGCGGCTCACTCTCGGGCTCGCTGGTATCCATCTCGCACAGCCGGAGGTGATCGGATGAACATTCTGAAAATCTTCGGCGAGCACACGATCACCGCCTGGCAGACGATCCAGACGGCATACGGCCCGCAGAAAGGCCCCGAGTGGCTGATCCAGGGCTGCATGGTGGTGGAAGAAAACAAGCTGGTTCGAGACTCGAACGGTGCTGAGATCGTCTCCACCGCTCAGGCAGCCGTTCCACCCGAAGCTAGGCAGGATCTGGAGCCGGGCACGATGGTTCGACTGCCTTCCGGGCGTGAGACAACCATCATCTCGGTGGAGAGCGTCGAACCTCTCTCGCTTCCACTGCCTAGCTTCGTGCGTCTAAACCTCGCGTGAGCCGCTTATGGGAATCATCATCAAGAGCACCTGGCGAAGCGAGCTAGTCAAGGCGCGTTCTCGTGAGAGCGCCCAGGCCGGAGTCATCCGAGCCGCCGAACACCTGCGAACCCAGGCGGTCCGCCAGGCACCGGTGGATGAAGGAGACCTCCGCCGAAGCGCCTCGGCTGTGAATCTCAGCGGCTTGGGCCTGATCCAGGCCGCAGTCACGTTCAACCGGCCCTACGCGGTCCGCCAGCACGAAGAACTCGGCTACCGACACCCGAAGGGCGGCAAAGCCAAGTACCTAGAGGATCCGATGAACACCGAAGCACAAACCATGCTGAAGATCATCTCTGCAACCATCGCGAGGGGAGGCTGACAGTGTTCGCTGAAGTCATCGACGCGGTGTGCCAGCATCTCGCCCAGGCGGGAATCTTCTACTACCCAGGCGCGACAGCCACCTACAAGCCGGGAGTGGGCCAGGTGCCCGTCACGGCGAAACGACTGCCCGCGCCCTGGGACACAGCAGCAGCTGTGAACGTCTACAGCCAGGAATTGCCTCTCCCAGGCAGCGATACCGTCATGGTGAACCTGCAGCTGCATGTGAGGGCCTCTCCCACCGCTGACATTCTCGCAGACCGAGCAGTGGAAGCGCTCCACGGAGTGCACGCAGCCCAGTGGGGAAGCCTCCGCATAGACCGCTGCGCTCACCTGTCAACCGCCCAGCTCGGAGCCGACGAAAAAGGCCTCGACCATCGCACAGACAACTTTCAATTAATCTTCCACACGAAAGGATAACCACCTATGGGATCCGAACTGCCAGCAGCCACAACCGAACCCACACAGTACGGCTTTTCTTATGAGTACGGTGTAGACATCAAGATCAGCAATGAGTGGAAGCCTATTCGCTTCATCTCTTCTGTGAACCCCACGGTCTCGCCGAAGGAGGTCGACGCGGCAACCTACGACGATAACGGAGCGGATCACCCGGTCCGCGTTGGTGAAACGCCGTCGCTGTCCTTCTACGTCCAGATGCACCGACTCGCTTCAGGAAAGTTCCTGCCCGAGGTAGAGGCGCTTCTCGCGGCAACCCGCCCTGACGCTGTGGGCAGCCTCGGAGCTGTCCATGTCCGCTACTACGATAAGCCGGTTAAGGGCAAGCCGAACCCTGACGAAGCCTACGAGCTGATTGCCACGGTCAGCGCTGAGCGCGCCTCCACCGCTAACTCTGAGCTGGGCGGCTGGAACTTCACGCTGAACGGCCAGGGCTCGCGTATCAAGATCACGAACCCCGCGCCCACAAACCCCGCCTGATCATAACCCCGCACACCGCCCGCCTCTGAACAGTTCTCCCAGAGGCGGGCGGCCTCTTATATACCCCTCTTTTATTGAAAGGCATCTCCCCTCATGCTTGACCTTACAAAGTACGCACCTTACGAACCTCTCACCCTGAAGATCGGCGACTGGGAATTCACTAGCCCTGTTCCGAACACCCGCACCGGGCTGCTCATTCAGAAGTTTTTGGATCGCGTGGGCGACGAAGCCGCCGGAACCACCCAGGGCGAGATTGAAATCGACGGCTGGCCCGAGACCAACGAAGAACTGTCCAAGATGCTGCTAGGCGAAGCGGAATACGAGCGCCTCGCAAACTCTGACTGCCCGGCTTCCTTCATCTTCTTGGCCACCCAGGCTGCGCTGATCTACTGGTCTAACGGCGGTAACGAGGCCGCCGTGGAGCTGTTCATGGCTCACGCTTTCCAGACCGAAGGCGCAGCCCCAAAAGGCCGCTAACACCCCAAGAGTGGGCACCGTATGGCGTTGGTGAGATCGTCGGATACTGCGACGACGGAACGCCGCTGTACGAGGACTACCTGATCCCAGAGGACCTAAAGCCCGTCTCTCCCGAACCAACCGGCAACGCGCCCGCCTGGGCTGACATCGCCGCCCGCTGGGAGTACGTCGCAGCGGACCTCATGCAGTTTTATGGACTGGCTGACTGGCAGGCCATGGAGTCCCCATGGCCGTGGTTCCACTCCCTGGTTATGCGCCTGCTCGACATTCCGGAAAGCCGTCTCGCCCGGCTTTTTCCGCCACCACAGTAAACCGAATAACGAAAGGCGAAACGTATGAGCCAGCTTGACCTCGGTACCCTGATCGCAAAAATCACGGTCGACGATAAGGGCTTCACAGCCGGGATGGACTCGGCCACCCGAAGGACTCAGCGTTTCACCGCAGATGTGCAGGCCCAGGGTGGAGTGGTGGACCGCGTTTTCCACTCCCTGGGCCGCAGCGCCAAGGCCTCCCTGCAGGTGGCTGCCACAGCTGCAGCTGCAACCACTGTAGGTGTGGCCGCGCTTGGCAAGAACACTCTGAGCACCGGCCTGGCGTACAACGCGATGCAGCAGAACGCGAACGCGGCCCTGAAAACCATGCTCGGCAGCCAAAAGGCCGTCAACGAGCAGATGGAAAAACTCGGCAAGCTCGCCCAAAACTCGCCGTTCAGTAAAGCGACTTTTATCAGCGCACAACAGCAGTTGATCGCCTTCGGTGTCGAGGTTGAAAAAGTCATTCCGCTGCTTGACGCGATGCAAAACGCCGTGGCCGCCTCCGGTGGTGGCTCGCAGCAACTCGCGGACCTGGCGTTTGTGGTCGCCCAGATCAAGGCAGCCGGGAAGATCACCGGCCAAGACCTGATCCAGCTAGGCCAGCGAGGCATCAACGCTGCAGAGATTATCGGTAAGGCTTTCGGCAAATCATCCGCCGAAGTCAAGGCGATGATCTCGAAAAACCAGATCGACGCAGACCAAGCCATTGATGCTCTCACCAAGGGCATGATGGAGAAGTTCGGCGGAGCAACCGACGCGATTAAAAAGCAATGGTCCGGCGCTGCAGACCGTATCAAGGCGGCTAACCGAGACATCGGCGCTGACATCGGCAAAATGTTCATCGATCCGGCTGGAGGTGGCCGGGCGGTTGAATGGGGCAATAAGGTTGCGGACGTACTTCGAACCTTCCAGAAACGCCTGCGCGAAGCCCAGGGAGGCGTTGAGGACTTCCTCAGCCCCGCTTTCAAGAACATTTCTAAAGGTCTGGACGCAGCGAACAACGCACTGAAGAAGTTCGACGCAGCCAGGGCAGGCGCGCAGCTGGAGAAGCTCACCTCTTACACGCCTCTGATCGGCGGAACGACAGCCGCCCTCATGACTTTCGCCCTCCAGCCTATCCCGGTTATCGGGCAGCTGGCCTCGGCCATGGGACCGCTAACCGTGGGTGTGGCCGCTCTGATCGCCGCGAGCCCTGAACTGCGCAAGGCCGGAAGCGCGTTCGGCGAGGCTTTCAAGCCAGGCGAAAAGATCCTCGCCTCTACCGCGAAGCAGCTCGCAGACCTCGCACTCCAGCTGATTAAAGACCTATCCCCTGCCTTAGAGTCCGGCGCGAAGGGCCTCGGAACGTTCCTCACGAATATCTCGCCCCTGGCTCCCGCCCTGGTCTCGGTCCTCTCGGCTCTGGCCCCGGTCGCAACGGCTGGCGCAGAGCTGGCCTCGGCGTTCGCGAACCTGCCCACGCCGGTGCTGGCCGCAGTGGTCGCCCTGGCAGCCCTGCACGGGCCGCTCGGGCCCTTGGTATCCAAACTCACGGACCTGGGCAGTACGGGCGGCAGCGTCATCTCCGCCCTGGTTGCGGACCTTCAGGCGATGGGAACGACCGGCGCGGCCACGGTGAAGTCCTTCACAGCCGCTGGGCCTACGCTTAAAAACACGCTGACTATCTTCGACCGCGTGGGCGCTTCGTTGAGAAACGAAACAACACCGGGACTGATGAGCGCCTCTCGCGAGCTGAAGGCCTTCGAGCCAGCCGCGGGCCTCGCGTCTAATTCTCTCGGCGCGTTCTCGAAGGCATCAGTCAACGCAGGTACCGGCGTTTTCAAGCTCTCCACCCTGGCCAAGAACGCTGGCTCGGCCCTGGCCGGTGCTTTCGGTGCACTGCTCTCCCCCGCTAACCTCGCTCTCGGCGCGGTAGCCCTGCTTGCCGGTGCTTTCGCCGCGTACTCACAGAAGCAGGCGGAAGCCACTCAGCGTGTGGAAGAGTACAAGGAAACCCTGGACCGCACCACGGCAGCGGTATCAGCCCACACCCGCGAGGTGATCCGCAGCAAGGCCGAAACAGACGGTGCACTGAGTGCCTACGTCGCCCTGGGAGGCGCAGCGGAGGACTACATCCGCGCCGTTTCCGGCGAGGGCGAGGCCATGGAGCGTGTGAACAAGACGCTGGAAGCCAAGCGAGAGGCTGCAGCGAAGGTTGAAACGGCCTACATGGACGGAACGAACGCTGTCTCCGCCTACGCCTACGCCCAGAACAAGCTCGATCCGAACGTCGAAAAGGTCGCGGCCAGCCTTCAGCAACAGTCCGAAGAGCTGCAGCGCGCCCAGGATGAAACCCGCAAGAACACGTCTGAGGCCGAGCGCGCGGTAGAGGTCGAGCGCCAGCGCCAGCAAGCCATCGATAAGGCCACCGACGCGATGCGCGCCCAGAACGCCGCGCAAGGCAGCTTGGTTGACGCTCAGCTGCGAAGCGCGGACGCGACAGACCGCCTTAATAAGGCCATCGAAGAGCACGGGAAGATTACGGTTGACGCTTACGGCAAAGTGAACGTCTTGGATCGCTCGAACCGTTGGTTTATCGACGGGATGCGAAACAAGATCCAGGCGATCCAGGATGAGGCTAGGGCTTTCGAGAAAACCAGCCACAGCCAGGAGGAAGCCAAGGCCAAAGCCGATGAGTGGGCACACAGCCTGCAGGAGATGGCCGAGAAAGCCGGAGTGCCTAAAGAGGCCGTGGATGAGTTGGTTAAGACTCTGGGCGGTATTCCCGAAGTCAAGCAGACCACGTTCACAGCCGATACCGAGGCGGGTAAAAAGGCCGTCGAGGACTTCATTAACGAAGTCTCGAAGAAGAACGGCACGCTCACCCTGGACGCTCGAAACGATCCAGCCGTGGAGCAGCTCGCCCACACCCTTGGCCTGGTAGAAGCGTCTAAAGGCATCTTCGCCATCGACGCGAACAACGAGCCAGCCACCGCGAAGCTGCTCGCAGGCCTCGCTCAGGTCAACACCTCAACCGGCGTGATGACGATTGACGCGAATAACAACCGTTTCCAGCAAGTGCTGGCAGCATCGAAGAGCCAAAGCGATAACACTTCGGGCGTCATGTCGATTTATGCGAATGATTATGCATCCGCGAAGGCAGAGCAGGCGCAACGGTATATCAACTCTTTGAGTTCCTATATCGACGTGTACTACCGCAAGCACGGCGAAAGCGCTCAGCTGCTCCCGGATACGTTCGCTAACGGCGGCATCCGCCCGCCG